AAAGGTCAAAGATACCTTGGTGCTAGATACACAATTGCTGGTACTTTTAACGCTGGTAAAGTTACTGCTGATATAGTAGAAACAATCGGTGACGGTAGAAAGTTCTATGCTTCTGGCTTTACCGTAGCTTAAATTAAAAATGACTTATGCCTATTTACAAAGCTAAAATCAAGTGTTTCGTTGGTCAATCATTACGAGAGATTGGCGAAGAATTTGAGTATAACGGAGAATTTTGCAAGCATCTTGAATTAATTAGTGGTGCTGAACCTCAGACACCTGTAGCGTCTACTACACCTGTAAAAGCTGAAGTAAAGACAACTAATTTAGAATTGATGACTAAAGCAGAACTTGAAGTTTATGGTCGTTCTATCGGTATTGAACTTGATAGAAGACAAACAAAAGATACTTTAATTTCTAAACTTGAAGCAGCTAATAAATAGGCTAAGTCTTCTTATTTGACATACAGGGGGCTAGTAGTATTACTGCTATCCTCCTCTTTTTATAGGAGATGTAATGGCAACCGAAGTAGATATTTGCAACCTTGCCCTAGCGCACTTGGGTGATGATGCAACAATAGCTACGCTATCCCCACCAGAAGGATCAGCGCAAGCAGAAAAAGCTGCACGTTTTTATCCGATAGCAAGAAATACTTTGCTACAAATGCATACATGGAATTTTGCAGCAAAACGTGGAAATTTAGCACTTACAACAAATACTCTTGACCAGTGGGATTATGCATATGTCGCACCTGCTGACATGATGTCACCTATTTCAATAATATCTCCGACAGCACAAAACGATTACGCTACAAGAATGTCTGCTGGCGATACCCCCGGAGGGATTACATCTAATTACGCACCAACAATTGTGGCAGGGCAATATACACCACAACAATTTGCGATAGAAGGTACTTATATTTATACAAACCAAGAAAATGCAATGTTGCGATATCAAGCATTTATAACTGACCCATCAACTTTTTCTCCTTTATTTGTAATTACATTGTCATGGCATTTGGCATCAATGTTGGCAGGGCCAATAATAAAAGGAGATCAAGGAATAGCAGAAGCAAAACGTAGTACAGAAATGATGCAAGGTTATTTAGCAAGTGCAAAACAATCTGACAATTTACAAAGAGATATAACGATAGAACATATTGTACCTTGGACATCAGGGAGGTAATCAATGCCAACTACACGCACATTTGCAAAAGCATTTTCAGCAGGTGAAATTTCACCAGAAATGTTTGGTCGTATTGATGACGCTAAATATCAGCAAGGTGCTGCAACCATGCGTAATTTTATTTCTAAACCACAAGGGCCAGCACAAAATAGACCGGGATTTGCATTTGTAAAAGAAGTAAAAGACAGTACAAAAGCTACAAGGTTATTATCTTTTACATTTAATACTGTCCAAACAATGGTTATTGAAATGGGTAATACCTATTTTAGATTTCATACTCAAGGACAAACATTGCAATATGCAGACGGTACAGCATGGAGTGGCAGTACTAATTATGTAGTTGGTGATATAGCAAAATATAGCGGTACAAATTATTATTCTAAAACTGTACATTCTAATAGTCAGCCACCAAACTCTACAAACTGGTATGCTTTACCTGCTGATTTTACATACGAAATACCATCACCTTATTTAGAAGCAGAATTATTTGATTTACATTATGTACAATCTGCTGATGTTATAACACTGGTACATCCTAATCACGCACCAAGAGAATTAAGAAGATTAGGAGCAACAAAATGGGAAGTAAAAGTAATTGATTTTGGTAGCCCATTAGCATCACCTACAGGAGTAAGTGTAGCTGCTTATATACCATCATCTACTAGTACTAATACAGATACATATGCAACTCACAATTATGTTGTAACTGCTATTTCAGCAAATTTAGTAGACGAAAGCGCACAATCAAGTGCTGCATCTGTAAACAATAATATTTTTGTAACTGGAGCAAAAAATACAGTTACTTGGAACGCAGTTAGTGGAGCTACTAGATATAGAGTATATAAAGATCAAGGTGGTATTTTTGGTTTTATTGGTGAGACTACAACTACAACTATTATTGATAATAATATAGGGCCAGATTTTTCTGTAACACCACCAATATATGAAAATGATTTTGTAGGTACTGGTAATTATCCCGGTGCTGTATCTTATTTTGAACAACGAAGAGTGTTTGCAGGTACTAATAATGCACCACAAAATATATGGATGACTAAATCAGGTACTGAAAGTAATATGTCGTTTGGTTTACCTATAAGAGATGATGACCGTATTGAGTTTAGGGTTGCTGCTCGTGAAGCAAATACTATCAGACATATTGTTCCATTAACGCAATTGCTATTGCTTACAGGTTCAGCAGAATGGCGAGTTACTTCTGTTAACAGTGATGCTATAACACCTACATCTATATCAGTAAAACCACAATCATATGTTGGATCTAATAATTCACAGCCAGTAATTGTTAATAACAGCATGGTTTATGCTGCATCTCGTGGCGGTCACGTTAGAGAGTTAGGTTATAACTGGCAAGCAAATGGATTTATTACAGGTGATTTGTCATTAAGAGCAGCGCATTTATTTGATAATTTTGCAATTTTAGATATGGGAATGGCAAAAGCACCATTACCTGTAGTTTGGTTTATTAATGATCAAGGTAAATTATTAGGTCTTACATATGTACCAGAACAAGCTATAGGAGCATGGCATCAACATGACACTGATGGTTTGTTTGAGAGCGTTGCAGTGGTAGCTGAAGGTGCTGATGATGTTGTCTATTGCGTTATAAAAAGAACAATTAACGGTGCATCAAAAAGATATATAGAACGTATGGGAACAAGAATATTTGCTTCACAACGAGATAGTTTTTTTGTTGATTGCGGTGCAACATATAACGGTACAAATACAAACACAGGACAAAACGTTACTATATCTGGCGGTACAAATTATACAAGAGGAGAAAGCGTTACTATAACTGCTAACTACAATTTATTTAATGCACCACCTAGTGTTGCTGATAAAGATGATGCAATAGTTTTAGTCGATGGTACAACTACATATAGATGCGTAATTTTATCTACATCAAGCCAAACTGTAGCAACTGTAAAATTAGATAAAGATTTACCAGCAAGTTTACGCAATACAGGAATTACAACTTACGAAGTGGCAAGAAATACAATATCAGGTTTGTCGTATATAGAAGGGAAAACAGTAAGCATTTTGGCAGATGGTGCAGTGCATCCACAAAGAGTTGTTAGTAGTGGCAGTGTCACCTTAGAACGTGCAGCTAGTGTTGTTCATGTAGGTTTGGAATACAACAGCGATCTGCAATCATTACCTTTAGCTTTGCAAGTAGAAGCATTTGGTCAAGGCCGAGTAAAAAATTTAAATCATGTTTGGTTAAGAGTATTAGAATCATCTGGTATTTTTGCTGGCCCATCTTCCGATAAATTAATAGAAGCAAAACAACGTACAACAGAACCATATGGATCACCACCAAATTTAAAGACAGAAGATATAAAAATTATGTTAACTCCTACTTGGCAAGATAATGGTCAATTATTTGTACGACAAACTGACCCATTACCATTAACTGTTGTTGGTTTGACTTTAGAAGTTTCTATTGGTGGATAGTGTGACCGTAAACAGATATTATGTATATATACTAAAAAATAAGGCAGCGTTGAGGTAAGTACAACAATGGGGTTAGATTTTGGAGCTTTAGGGTTAGGAGATAAAATAGGTATAGGTCTTGGTGTTAGTAGTCTTGTTACTGGATTAATTGGTGATTATTCAAAAGCTAATACAGAAAGATACAGAGCAAAAAGTGCAGCGTTAAATTATGAGCATCAGCGTGATATGGCGCAGCTTAATAAACGTATGTTAGAAAGCCAAGCGCAACATATTGGAAGAGCATATAACAAACAGATTGCAATAAGAACTATGAAGGCAGGTCAAGCTATATCAAGTACTAAAGCATCGTTTGCTGCAAGGGGCATACAAATGGGTGTTGGTAGTACTGCAAATGTTTTTGCCAGTGCTGAATTATTAAAAGAAATAGATAGGTTAACAATGAATACTAATAAAGTTAAGGCAATGAATACTAAACGAGCGCAAGCAGTTAACATGGGCATAAGAGGAGATATGTTAGGTATGTCTGCTGATAATTTATTTTCTACTGCTTCTACAATTAGTCCATTTATGAATATGAGTAGTACCTTTTTAACAGGTGCTAGTTCTATTGTTTCTGGTTTACCTTCAAAATTTTGGGGTGATAATTAATAATGGCAAGAGTACCTTTACAACAAACACCACAAGTAGGATTAGAAGTTGGGTCAACACCACAATTTACTGGTGGCAGAGTAGAACCTGTACAGGATACTGTTACTGATGACATCCAAAGGTTCAGCAAAGCACAAAGAAACGTTGCAGATATTGCAATTAAATTACAAGAAGAATATAACGATGCTGAAGCATTAAAACTTTCTAATGAAGTAGATGAAGAAATTGAAAAAGAAAAAAATAATTATGTTATGACACAAGGTGTTAATGCAGTAGCAACAGTAGATAAAGATAGCGGTGTAACTGTTTATGACACAGCAATTAACAATATAAATTCAAAATTTGCAGAGATTGGAGAAAAAGCAAGTAATAGCCAGATAAAATTTTTGTACGAAAATATTGCATCGGTAAAAATAAAGTCAGCGACAAGCGAAATGACAAAGCATTCTATAAAAGAACAACGAAAATATCTTGAAGCAGAAACTACCGCAGCTATTGATAATCATAAAAAAGCAACTATACAAAATTATCAAACTTTTCAAGATGACGAAGGTGCTTTTAAATTAAATTACATAGCAGGTTTACAAAGAATAAACGAAAAAGCATTGCAAAAAGGTTGGGAAATAAATCCAGAAAGTGGGCCAATAAGTTCACAATACATAGAAGCAGTAAACGAATACAATATGGAAATATTTAAAGGTGTTATTAAAAATTTTGAAACAGATAAAAATTTTGTAGAATCAAAAGCATTTTTAGAATCATTAAAAGGATTTATAAAAAATCCAAAAGAAGTAGCAAAAATCAAAGTATCATTAAATAAAAAACATAATAATTTTTTAACAGAAAAAATAGCAATTAACGTTATTTCAAATAATAAAAATCAAAATGATGGTCAATTTTTAAGTCATATAAACAAATTATCTACTTTAGATAGTAATAATAATATTGACAATAATAATGGAGGATCAGTTGAAGATGGTTTTAATAGCAATGATGAATTAATAGATACTACAAATAATACATTAAGTGAAAAAATAGAATTATTAGAAAAAATTAAAAACCAATCAAAATTTTATGATCCAGAAACTACTACAAGATTAATACCACAACACCAACCAACTCATTTATTTGCAATACAAAGACTTGGAGTAAAAAAAGCAGATGCATTTTATACAAAAGCAAAATCACAAACAGATATAGATACAAAAAAATATAAGGAAGACCCTACATATGCAAAAAAAATTAATGGTCAAATTATAGATAACTACAACAAATTAATTACTGAAGAAGTAAACAAAATTTATGGAAGGTTTGGTGAAGGAGAATATGCAATAACAGTTGCCAATGATTTAGAAGTTATAAAAAAAGGTATT